AGAACAGTCCAATCTCCGGTTCGAAGACTTCCTGGAGTCCCAGGAAGAGGCAAGACGACTCTATATCGCCCACAAGCTCACGCTGTACGCCCAGTCATGGGAAGAACAGCAAACCGGTGAACCCACCGCCCGCGGCATGGCAGCGCTGCGAAGCGCAGGCGTGGCCGCGCAGGCCCTGAGCAAGTCTGTTGGCGGGGTTAGCGTTTCAAAAACTGAAGGGTCTGCGATTTCCTCCATTTCTGGCTTTGCAGAATGGAAACAGACCGTATTCGGTTTACAGCTGATTACTCTGGCGAAGAATTGTACATCCCCGATCCGGTATGTTCCGTAAGAAGGTGATCTGAATGGCTATCTTAGGCGCAGCTGGGGTTACGATCAAGGAAAACGCGAAGCTGATCAAAAACCTGATCGAAGGATTCAACTACATCGCCCATACGGAAGTTGTAGTCGGAATTACTGAGGAATCGAATGCAGCGAAGGAGAACGGCGTGACAAACTCGCAGCTCCTTTATCTGCATGAGAACGGCGTGCCTTCCCATAACATTCCACCACGACCGGTCCTGAGACCGGCAATCGGACAGGAAGATGTCAGGGGAAAGATCTCCAAGATGATGCGCGACGGCTTTGTGGCCGCGCTGGTTCAGGGAAACACGGATGCCTGTGCGCAGTGTTTTGATAAAGCTGGCATGGTGGGCAGAGATGCCTGCAAAAACTACATTGCGTCAGGCGACAAGCTTGCTCCGAACGCGCCGTCCACAGTGGCCAGGAAAGGAAGCTCCAAGCCGTTGATCGATACGGCCTCAATGATGAATTCGATCACTTATGCTGTAAGAAGAAAGAAGTGATAAACGATGCTGATGCCGGATGTTACCGAAATCCTCGATGATCCCGAGGTAGGCGGCGGCGAGCCGTTCCAGGTAGTAAGGTACACGAGCAGAAGGACGCTCGGTGCCATTACGAAGGAAGCGCAGACGTACGATCTCACCGGAAACATCCAGCCGCAGGATCTGGCCTCTCAGTCGTCCACAGCTGAGGACCTGCTGACTGAAACCATCGTTGTCTACGCGAAATTCGGATTCCAGACAGGATCGAATGACGGGAGCGATGCCTATACCAGCGCAGACGAAATCCTGTATGACGATAAGCGCTATCGTGTTACCAGAGTAAACGACTGGCATAAATGGGGCTTTTCTATTGCCTACGCAACGCGGGTGATGGATTCGGAGGTGATCTGATGGACTGGTTCCAGAAAGCCTCCTACGCCGTGGCCAGAATGCTGTGCGCGTGCTTTAACCTTGACCCTGAGAGTCCGGAAGCTGCTGCAAGATTCATCCCGGCGTATCTGGAGAGCGACACAACTCCCCAAGCCCCAAGAAACAAGAATGTCGTGTACTACGCCCTGAGCGAGATGCAGGGCAGCGGGCTGGATTATATCCAGCACAAAACGCTGGTCAAAGAGGGGCAGACAGTAACGGTCATTCAAAAAACAATCCCGATCGCCTGCACACTGACCTTTTACGGTCCGAATGCAGACAATGATTCGGAATTGTTCTGGTCAATGTTCCAATGGGATTCCGGAGCAGAAAGCCCGAGGGCAATCCTCCGGAGCGAAAAGATTGTTCCGATCGGATTGCCGGAACGCCCTGTGCCTCTTTTTGAGGTGGAGGGTACGTTTCATCGAAGGCGGTGCGACGTTCGCCTGAACCTCGCATTTCTTGATATTTCCGAATATCAGAGTTCTGCTGTCACGGAGCCGCCCGAGATCGAACCGATAACACAAGTATAACATTGACGTTTAAGCGTCAGAAAGGAATGAGGAAACATGCTTAACATGAACCCTGTTGTGCGGGTGAACGTTTCTATCGGGGCGAGTTCCACGGTGTCCTCTGTTTTCGACATTGGTGCGATCCTCACCTCTGAGCCCGGAACCACCGATCCGCTGGACGCAACAAGCAGATTCGTGACCTATACGAGCCTGGAAGAGATGTCCAACGGCGTTTCCGGCGAGAAGCCTGCATACGGCGTAACGACCGAGACCTATAAGGCCGCCGCGAAATACTTTGGCGTTTCTCCGATGCCGAAGTACCTGGTCGTTATCTACTTCAACGCCGGGTCCGGATCTGCCGAGACCCCGGTGGCCGCGCTTGCAGATGCCATCAACAAGGGCGTTGAGTTCTACGGCCTGTATTACATCCCGAAGGCGGAAGAAACGGCCGCGAACATCAAGACCTATATTCTCGGCCTCGTGAGTGCCCTGAACGCCCAGGAGCGCGGCGTGCTGTTCTACGGCGTTACTGGCGCTGTTGCGACGGCAATCGGCAACGATTCTGTCCCGAAGGCTCTGGCTGACATGGGCATGGATGCAAAGCGTGCCGTTGGTATGTACTGCGCATCCGAGCTGAGCGATGCGGCTGGCCTGATGGGCGTTGCGATGGGCTATGCGATCAATGCGCATGCCACTCCGTTTGCCCTGTGCTACAAAGGCATCCAGACCGCTACTGCGAACAACATTTCCCAGTCGGAAGTGGACGCGATCAAGGCGGTCAATGCGAACTGCTTTATCTCCCGCAAAAAGGGAGATGTCAAGATCGAGAACGGCGCAACTGCTTCCGGCCTCCGGTATGACGAAGTGCTGTATATCGACATGATTGTCAAGGATATCCAGGAAGCCATGTATGATACGATCGCGAACAGCCCGACGAAGCTTCCGCTTGCGGATTCCAGCACGGCGCTGTTCATCGGTGAAATCTACCGCGTCCTGGAGAACTACTTCAACATCGGCATTCTTGCTGAGAATGTCTGGCGCGGCGCCCCCCTGGGCTCCATCGCTTCCGGGGACGTCGTTGGACATGGCTATTATGCCTATGCTGACACTTTCGATAAGCAGAGCATTGAGGACCGTGTGGCACACAAGGCGATGCCTATCTCGGTTATCATCTGTCTGTCCGGCTCTGTTGAGAGCGTCGTGATCAATCTGGACGTGCAGACTTAATGGAGGTGTAGAGAATGGCTTTTAGTGTTTATTCCCTTGCTGACACCTACACCACGATCAGTAATCCTGATGTAGGAAAAATGGTGCTGTCTGACGCCGGTGCTGGCCGCATTTCGTGGTCCTACGCCGGTGAAATGAGCAGCAACACGACTTCCGCGACCGGTTATACCGTAATCAACCGGCTTGTGGCAAGGAACGGTTCCATCAGCATCGAAGTTCCTGTTAACTCCGAAGCGGACCTGTTCATGCGGAAGTGGATCAAGTATCTGAAGGCGAAGTCCACGCCCACCAACCGCTACGGGCTTACCACGCTCGTTGTCAAGGACAGTTCCCAGGGACGGACCAACTCTTTCTCCGGCGTCGTGCCGCAGAAAGAGCCCGATGAAAACTACGATGCCGTCGCTGGCAATCGGCAGTACAATCTGCTGTTCGCTGACCTGGTTGCTTAATGTCATCTGGCCGTCCTCCTTCCCGGGGGGACGGCCTTATTAGGAGGAGAAAAACATGAGAGAAACCACAAAGCAGATCAAGTTTGGACCTGAAGGCGAGGAAAAAACCTATCAGATCCACAAGATGAACGCGCTGGCGGGCAGCTACCTGATCAAATTCTGCTCGGAGAAGCTGCTACCGGTGTACAACTCGATCCAGGATATCTTCTCAAAGAGCGACATTGAAATCGGTGAGATGGATGAAGCTGAGCTCGAGAAGAAAGAGACTGAAATCACAAACATGCGGGTCCAGAAGGTCCTCGAAATGATTCCGGAAGCCCTTTCCAGGCTCTCGGAAAAGGAACTGACCGAGTTTGAGGTCCGCTGTTTGCAGACGGTTGAGGTCCTGAAGCCCGCCGGATGGCAGCATGTCATGATTGGCGAGAATTTCGGAGACGAAGACCTTGAATACGATGTTGGCGCAGTGCTTCGGCTGGTGTACGAAGTGCTGGTTTTTAATTTGGGGAGTTTTTTCGGAGGAGGGAACTTGCTTTCCCTCCTGAACAGCAAAAATTCATCCCAGCAGAACCCGTAAACATTGACGGATGGGTATATGCTCCCGTAGCCGCTGGAATGTGGAAACAGCACGAGCTCTGGGATGGGACCTATACACTGGATGACCTGATGGACATCATCGAAATCCTGAGAGTGAAGGCTGAAAACGAACGCAGAGCGATGGAAGCGACCAAATAACGGAGGTGGTAGCATTGGCGGCAAGCAATCCCATAGAAGAGTATGTCGTAAAGCTCGGCACATCCATTGACAATGAAGGCATAAACCAGATTCTGAGCTTCTTCACATCCTCAAAAGCGAAGGCCATCGGCCTTACTGCTGCGATCACCGGTGCTACCACCGCCCTTTATAAGTTTGTAGAAGCGTCCACAAAGCAGGAATTTGAGCTTGCAAAGCTGGCAAAGCAGAAGCACAAGTCGTTGCAGCTTACAAGAGCGGAGAACAATGCTATGAAGGCCATGGGAAAAACCATGGCGGAGATCAACAAGGATCAGAATCTGAAAAAGATCTACAAGGACATTGTCGCGTTCAACAAGGAGCTACAGCTTCCGGATGCCAGGCAGGCACTGGACAAGGTCCGCGAGTTGGAAGGCGCCTTCATGAAGATGAAGGCCACGATCAACACTGCGGTCCAGTGGATCAATTCTCAGATCCTGATCAACCTGGAAAGGCCAATCGATCGGCTTACAGGTAAAACGCAGGGTATCGCCGAATGGCTGCGGGACAACATGAAGAATTATGCCCCGAAGATTGCGACAGTTCTGTCCGACTTTGCCCGCGGCGTTATGGGTGTGTTCGAAGCCGGAGGCAAGCTCCTGGAATGGCTGAATAACCTGCCACCGGCTATCAAGAACGTCGGGACCATGGTTCTCTGGCTCATTGCGCTGTTTAAGGGCGGCACCATTGGTCGCATCTTTGCCCTGATCACGCTGATTGGTGACGTCATGCGTGATTACGACAACTATCAGTGGAACAAAGAGAACAACGGAGATGTCCACACCCTGGGAGATGGCGTCTGGGGTGTCCTGGAAGATGAAACCCTGAGCGGAGAAGAAAAGGCATCGAGAATTGCCAGAAATGTAATCTCAATGCTCTCAAGCGCCCTGGATAAAGCCTTCACTGACTTCAATATGAATGACATATTTGGAGAAGGATCCGAAGGCGATAAAAAAGGAATTATCGGGAAGATTTCGGAGTGGTTCGATAACGAACAGAACCAGGAATCTCTGAGCAAGCTCGGAAGCTCTATACTCGGTTTTATAACCCGCGGAATTCG